GGATGGTGGGCGTGATTGGGGACTATCTGCGAGAGCGAAACGAGCGGGATTATGTGCTATTCATGACAGGGGTATACCTTGGGCGCAGAATCAGCGACATTTTACAATACCGAGTGCGCGACCTGCGAGGAAAAGACCGCATTGCCATTGCGGAGCAGAAAACAGGGGAGACAATCCTATTGCCCATCAATCCGCACCTACAGAAAATCTACAGGGATTTTTTCAAGGGAAAAAAGGACTACGAATACGCCTTCCGCAACAGCAGGAGCAAGCAGAACACACCGATTTCCAGAATCAGAGTATGGCAGATATTGAATGAGGCGGCGGATGCGGTGGGCTACAAGGAAAGCCTGAGCTGCCACACACTCAGAAAAACCTTCGCCTACTGGCTTTACATGGACACAGGGGGCGACATTGTGATGGTGCAGGAGGTTTTGGGACACAGCGACCCGAGCATTACGAGGAGATACATCGGGATTGACCAGCAGAAAAAAGAGAAGGCAATAAACGGACTTAGATTTTGAGGAAGGAGGGAACAGCTTGGACAGGAAGAAGAACGGGCAGGGAAAGCTGCCGATGTGGCAGGAGAGACTACGCAGAAACAGCGCGGCGATGCGCGAGGAATTTGAGCAGATGGACAAGAGAACGGCACTTTACAACGGGACGCGCGAGATTGAGAAAACACCGGACGCAAAGAGCAGCAAGGCGGCAGCACTTGCTACGGGGGTAAGAAATATCGTTGCGGAGCTGATGGAGGCACAGGTTGACAGCAGCTTTCCAATGCCGAAGGTGACGGCAAGAAGGCAGGAGCATGAGGAGCTGGCGAAAACGCTGGAGGACTTCCTGCGGAACGAGACAGACCGCCTGCCCTTTGAGATGCTGAACGACATGGACGAGCGCATTACGCCCATACAGGGGGGAGACATCTTTCTTGTGGAATGGGACAGCGACAGACACACCCACGAGACGAGAGGGGAGCTTTGCGTGAGCCTGCTGCACCCCAGACAGGTGATTTTCCAAGACGGGGTGAACGAAATCAACGACATGGACTTTATCATTGTGCAGATGGGGATGTCGAAGAAGCATGTGAAGGAAAAATACGGCGTAAGCGTGGATGACGAGACAGAGAGCGACCCCCAGAGCAGAGGGGGCAGAGGAACGGCAGAGGACGTTGTGACGGTCAACTTCGGATATTTCCGCAACGAAAAGGGCGGCATTGGGCGATATACTTGGGTGAATGACATAGAGCTTGAGGATTTGGAGGACTACCAAGCAAGGAAGATGAAGCACTGCACGAAATGCGGGGCGGATATGACCGGCTTGGAGAAATGCCGACACTGCGGCAACGAAAAGGCGGAGGAATACGACAGCGACGAAATGGAGCTTTACGAGGACATTGAGACGCGAAGCGGCGTGATTCCCATGATGACGGAGGAGGAAACCTTTCCGGAGGGGATAAGCGAAAGCGGCTTGATGATGGACGAATTCGGGAACGCCTACGAGGCTGAGCCGATGACGGTTGCGGTGCCGACGAGGATTCCGAGATACAAGCCCGACATTTACCCTATCGTGGTACGCAAGAACGTGAGCAGCTGGGGGAAGGCACTGGGCGACAGCGACATTGACAAGATTATGGACCAGCAAAACATGATTAAGAAATGCGACAGCAGGATTCAGGAGAAGCTGGACAAGGGCGGCAGTATTTTCACCAGAAGCGAAAAGACAGAGGTTTCCAAGACGGACGAGCAGCTGAGAGAGGTTATTTTTCAGGGGGCGGACGAGGCAAACCTTTTCGGGGTGCATAACCTACAGGTGGACACGAGCCAAGACCAAGCCATTGCAGAAGCGAACTACGAGCAGGCGCGGCGCATTTTGGGAATCACGGACAGCTTTCAGGGCAGACCCGACCGCACGGCAACGAGCGGCACGGCGAAACAGATTGCGGTGGCGCAGAGTGCAGGGAGACTGGAAAGCAAGCGCATTATGAAAAACGCCATGTATGCGGATCTATATGCGGTAATGTTTCGATTTCTTTTGGCTTACAGCGACGAGCCGCGGAGCGTGCGGCACAACAACATTGACGGCAGCACGACCTACAGCGAATTTAACAAATATGACTATCTGGCGCAGGATGCGGCAGGGGAATGGTACTGGCTGGACGATTTCCTTTTCAGCGTAGACAACACCTCAAGCCTTGCAGGGAACAGGGAATCCATGTGGCAGGAGATCCGCATGAATTTGCAGACGGGGGCATTCGGCGACCCGAGCGACCCTGAGACGCTGATTATGTTCTGGGAAATGATGGCAGGGCAGCACTACCCCGGCGCGGCAGAGATTCGGGAGAGACTGGAGAAAAAGAGACAGGAGCAGCTTGCACAGATGCAGATGCAGCAGATGCAGCAGCTTCCACAGGAGACACAACAGATGCCGACGCAGCAGGTGGCTGATGTGGGGGTGGAGGATGCAAGCGGGAACATAATGAGCATGATGGACGGCATGACAGGAGGTGTTTCAGGTGGACTGTAAGAAATGCGGCATTGAGCTGATGATTCTGGAAAGAGGCCCGTTATTGTTTGAGAACGATGACAGGGCGGATATGCCGACAAGGGCATATTACAACTTCAAATTCGGATGCAGAAACCCGGAGTGTGAGGAATTCCGAAGGGTTCAGCACGAGGAAAAGGTTTATATTGACGATTGATGAAAACCAACCGACCCAAACGGGAGGTTTTTATATTGCGCCATGCGCAGCGTAATAATGCGTAGACAGGAATTTTTTACAAAGGGAAAGGGGGTGAACGATATGAGAAAGCACGGAAACGGACTGGAAGTTGGTAGAGCCGGCACGATGGAAGTGAAGGCAACAAAGGGGGCTGAAAGCACAAAAGCACCCAAGAAGCAGACAGGCGGAGATTTGAGAAGCACTAAGCGCTAACTTGAAATCAGGATTTTGATTTGGAAGAAGGAGGAAAGCAGAATGGCAGGATATGACGAAGATTTCTGGGGCGAGGACTTCTTGGAAGGCGAGGAAACCACAGAAACAGAAGTAGGGACAGAGGGAGAAGAAACGGAAGTAGAGACAGAGGAAACAGCGGAAGATTCTGCGGCTGAGGACAGTGGCGCAGAGGATGAGGGTATCGGCACTGAGACCGATGGGGGTGATCCAGTATCTACAGCAGAGGAAGGGCAGGAATTCAGCCCCGACCTTTTGGCACGCATTGAGGCGGAGACACAGAAAAGGGTGGACGCACGCATTGCGAGGGAATTTGAGGGGATTTTGAACCCCTACACAAACCAGCCCATCCGCACAGAGGCGGACCTGACTGCTTACCGCAGTGCATTTGCGGCAGAGGAGCAGAGACAGCAGCTGGAGGAAATGGGCGTTTCCAAGGAGGTTTTGGACAGCTACATTCAGAACCACCCTGCCATGCAGCAGGCACAGCAGGTGATCCACCAGCAGGAGCAGCAGGCGGCGAACGACTTTATGGCGAAGGAATTTGAAGCGATGAAGAAGGAGTTTCCGGACTGCGGACTGGAAAGCCCCCAGCAGCTGAATGAGACAGAGGCAGGCAGGCGCGCCTTGCAGATGTGGGCGAACGCACCCGGCATTACGCTTGCGGATGCCTACGCGGCAACGCACAGAAGGGAGCTCAGCAAAAAGCAGAGTGCAGCAGCAAAGCAGGCTGCCATGAACGAAATGAACAGCAAGGGACACCTGCGCCAGACGAAGGGGAGCAATGCAAAGGGAGATGTGCCGGCAGAGATTGAGGCAGAGTATAAAAAATATTTCCCCAAGGCAACGCATGAGAAGATTGCGGAAATGTACAGAAAGAATTGTGAAAGCACGGAATGAAAAGGAGTTGAGAGAACATGTTTAAAGTAAAAGACAGACAGAACAGCTGTGTAGAGCCTTTTGAATTTCTGCCTGCAAAGGACAGCGAGGTTTACACACTGGGAGAGGCACTGACCTACACAGACAAGGTGACAAAATGCGGCGAGACCGCAAAGCCCACACACATTTGCATGGGGCCTGCGGATGCGGGCGTGGTTCCCGTGATGCCTGTGCTGGCAACGACAAGATTTGAAGTGCCCTATGACGCAAAGCCCACGGCAGGGACTGCGGTGACACTGGGCGCGGCAGGGCTGAGCGTGACAGCGACCACGACAAGCGGTGTTTTCACTGTGACGGATGTGGACGAAGCGGCGGGCGTGTGCTGCGGCTTTTTCAAGTAATCAATTTAACATAACGGGATGCAGTCAGAGGATGACTGCTTTTTTATTGCAAAAAAAGGAGTGAAATACATGAGCGGAATTATCTTTTCTCAGGCGAGCGGCCTGAATGACAGCGTTTTTGGCAAGAGTCAGGAGCCTATCAAAAGCATGATTACGGCAGGCGTGGAAAGCTTTGAGGAA